ACGTAAGAATTTGTTCGTTCATGTGCGCCATGCTTGAGAAGTCGGTAAATGAACCACCGACAGTCTTAAAGTCTCTAAACATACGTACTCCGTCAGCCTTACGACGAACACGCATATCAATCTTTCCTTGAAGTATTACCTCTCCGTCAAGCAAAGGCATCTCAATAATTTCCTCGGTAGAGATCATCTCAAGCTCGGCGTCAATACCGTTTTCCTCGACCCACTGTAGGTAACCTTCAAGCATGATGCGGCCAAGCTCTGCCTCGGAGTCAAGATCGTATGTATCACGAAATGCTGCCTCAAGTACACCGCGGTCAATCTCAACTAACTGTGCGTGAGCTTCAAGCAGTGGAATTTGTTTTGAGTAGTACATGTCTAAAGCCTCGTGAACTCGCGAACCAAGTGCAAGTGCACCTGTCATCTGCTTGTTCTTTGGCTGTAGACGACGGTAATAACTAAGCCACCAACGTCTGCGGCAATCCTTAAACGTTTGAATCTCGGAGTTAGAGATTCTTATCGGTTCGGTCATAGGTTTCCTGCCTTATCATCCTTTAGGAGGGCAAGAAGCTTATCCTTGTCCTTAACGATTTGTTCAAAGTTATCGGCCTTGGTTGAAAGAACCTGAATAACACGTTCCTCGATAGAACCTTCGGTAACGTAGTCCGTTACAATAATTGAGTCGTGAATTTCAGATCCGATACGGTGAACACGGTCAAGTGCCTGTTTGTGATCTACAAGTGACCACGGACGCTGTAGCATCACAAGACGACGAGCTGCCGTCAACGTAATTCCAACACCGCCAGCCTGTGCCGTAAAAAGTATCCACTTGATCTTGCCAGATTGAAAATCATCAACCGCTTGTTGACGTTCATCTTCATTCTGAGCACCAGTGATGAGACCATGTGGAATCTTAGCTTTTGTTAACTCCGCGCTTAGCAGATCAATTAACTGACGTGATACAGCACACACCGCAACTGAGTCGTCTCCGAAGTCGCCGTTTTCAATATCACTCATAAGCGAGTCAACCTTGCATGAAGGTTCGGCAAGTATTGCGCGCATCTCGCCGGTGTCCTCGTTGACATCCATCGTTGCGTACGAACTTGCAAACTGAAGTAATCTAATAGTTTGAGTTAGCGCGCTTGGCGCGGTAATCGCGTCACCTGACTCTAACTCCGCAATCATGGTGTCGCGCATCTGCTCGTAAGCCTTCTTTTGCTTAGTTGACATTTCAATATCGCGACGTTCAAACATCATCTCGGGCAGCCACGGAAGCACACGTGCCTTTAACATACGACGCATGCGTGGATTTACGGTTGCGTAGAACTCGTCCTCCATGTGAGGCTTTACACCTAAAACCATCATTCCGCCGAAGGCGTTTAACATAACGTTCACCATACGGTCAACCCAACGTGTTTTGCTTGGCCACTCTTCAGGAGATAACCAGTGAAGGATAGACCAAAGATCAAGAACGTTGTTTGCGATAGGTGTACCTGTTAGGGCAAAGCGAATATCCGCGTCGCCTGTTGCAGCCCATAGCGCACGTGACTGTTTAGACTTAGGTTCTTTAGAGCGGTGGATCTCGTCGGCTACAACCGCCTTAAAGTCAATTCCGTTAAGTTCTCTCTTGTGTACCTCGCAGCGATTTTCTGTAACCTTCTCGTCATGACCGCCGCAGGTTATGCAACGGGCAAGTGCAACCGATCCATACGGTGCAAGTCTCGAGTGAGAGCGCACGGATTCCCAGTTAATTACAAATACGTCGGAGTCCTCCTCAAACTGTTTACGACGCTGTCCTGCGGATCCTTTAATGACGGTAACCTTTGTTCCTGGCCACCACATATCAAATTCGCGCTTCCAGTTTTTCTTTAACGTGTTAGGGCAGACTATGAGCGCAGGAAACACCTGTTCGCCGTTATCCTGAAGTTGCTTTAATGCTCTAATTGCCTGCGCTGTCTTGCCTAAACCAGGTTCGTCGGCTAATAGCGCACGACGGGCAACCGATAGGAACTTGACGCCTGCGCGCTGGTGTGGGAACAGGTCCTCGTTGCCCTCTTCAAGGGTTTCTAGGTCCCGTAATGTATTCGCCGGGGTAATACGTGTGGTAACTTCGTTGGACGCCCAGGAGGTCAATCTAGGGCCAATTTCAAGGTCAGTTTTGAAGGTAGAACGCAGTGCAAGGCATGTTGCCCAACTTGTAGGCACGGTCCATACCTGAGATTTTGCGTCCCATTTAGCTCCAGGAATACTTTTACAAAGTTCCTTAAGACGCCACTCGGTATTGATAACTACGTGCTTGCCCGACTCGTCGAGCTCTACCTTAACTGGCACAGGTTGCCGTTCCTTTCGTCATTAAGTCTTATACTAACAGGAAATGCTAAAAATGTTTTGCTATTCTGCCTTAGTATGTAGTTTTTATCATTGTAGGAGCCTTCTAGGGATCCATCCAAGCTTTACTGTCCGCAGGAGTGCATGACGAATAGAGTCTAGTGAGTGACCTTCCCCGCCCACAAACCAATAATCTAGTTTCTTTAATGCAGGGTTAGGGAACATGGCCTTAGCATCAGAAGGTGATTGAAAGATCATAGTGTCAGGGTCTATTTCGTGATCAAGCATTACCTGCTTTGCTATACCTATCATCTCCAGAGAGTACGGAGCCTGCGTATTTTTTGCCGTCTGCGCGTTAATGATAAAGCGCTCACAAACAACAAGAATCTGAACCTTATCTTCAAGTGCTGAAGCAAGAGCAAGTCTAATCGGATGAGCGTATTCTCTCATCTGATATTCTCCAGTAGAAATCATTTTTGGTTCTTCTCCTACTTCATACTCGAAGAGAGATATACCACTGGCTTTTCCAGGATCAATTGCAAGTATCCTAATCACTGCGCCTTCTTCTTTTCTTTCTTTTCTTTACGTAGAACCCACGCGGCGCGTAGGTTGGCTCGTCTTTCATCTGTAAACGGTTTACCAGTATTAGCATCTCTTAGTTTCTGTCGATGCTCGGGAGAGATAACTCTACCTTTAAAAGCAATACTCATTTTCTGTCGTGTTTCTTCCGATACTACGTGAGTAGCGTTATATAACTTTGATGCATCTATTGTAGCCTTAGATGGTTTCTTTCCTTTATTTGCTGCACTAAGTTTATCTCGTTCTTCTTGAGATCTAACACGACCGCGAGCGCCTGCCGCCATTTTTTCACGCGCTTCTTTAGATGGAGGGCCCGTGTATCCACCGGTCCCACCATTAGCCAGATTTAGAAGCGGGATATTAGCTAATCGTAATTCCTGTATAAGCTCTTTTTCTGCAGTGTATGCTTCTTCTAAAGTAGGTAAAGATTTGACTACCTCGGCGACTATGTTATCTGCACCGTGTTTTCGTATCCAATCGTATATTGGTAGGTTCATTCCATTCAATGCAGCACTTTTATGTCCTTTCAAACGCGTAGCGGTGGTTTCATACTTAGTCACGCCGACATAGCGAATTTCATCTGGTTTTGATTTTAAGAATAGCACGTAGACAATTGGCATAGTTTTATTATATCGCTTATTAGCGATATTTTTCACCCCAGTTCTCCATAGGTCCGTCAATTCCGGATGTAAGAGGTACGTCCCAGCCTTCGGTGGTTGTCATGCACTCCTTGACTGTCTTCATGATTTCCTGTGCGTCCTTACGCGGAGCGTTAAGAACAATTTCATCGTGCACCGGAACGATAAGTAATTCCGTAAGATCAGCTTGGTCAAGTTTGATAAGGTTAGCCTTAAATACCTCGGCTGCTCCACCTTGGATAAGGTAGTTCACAAGGGAGTAAACACGATCCTCATCGCAAGGGAGACGACGACCTGTCCACGTATAGACATATCCTTGTCCCTCTGCCTTTAACCGACGCATGCCTGCATCTTCGATTTGCTTTTGGAAAAAAGCCATGCCTGGAAAACGACCATCAAACGCGTCTGATACTGATCTCATTTGACCTTCGGCAACGCCTGCTGTTAGAGCTTGCTTTGCAACTCCGGCGCCATAAAGTCGACCGTAGACGGTTCCCTTGATAAGGTTACGTCGCTTGTCTGATCGTTGCATTGTCGGATCGTTATAGATTTCACGACCAATTTCAGTGAACGGATCCGACCCTGTTGCATCTGCACGGTTAAAGAGAGTGATGAGGTTGGGGTCCTGTGATAGAGACGCAAACATTCTAAACTCAACCTGGTCAAGGTCGCTTGTGATGATGACATGATCTTCGTCCTTTGGGATAAACGCGGTACGAACAGTGTCATCGCCCTTAGGCAGTGTCTGTAGCGCTGGATTTTGGATTGACATACGCGAGGTACGCGCACCTAGGGTTTTTACCGACGGATGAACAAAACCGTCAACGTTATCGTTAAGGAAGTTAGCGAAGTATGTGTTGGCAAGCTTGTCCGCCTTGCGTTGTTTAAGCACGATCTCCGCTAGGTTCTTTACCTCCTCGTTTCCGTCGATAGAAAGAAGTTTTAACTGGTCCTTGGAAGCTGATTTCTGTCCTGATGGTGTGTACTCGTTAATCTCGCCGCCAAGTGATTCAAAAAGACGAACAAGTTGAATGTTACTTGTTATTGAGACACCGCTGTACTTCTGTTTAGCCCACGTCTTAACTGACTCCGCGTACTCCGTTAGCTCGTCGAATTTTTTACGCGAGTAGTCAAGGTCGATACGCGCGCCGTTAATCTCCATGCGGGTAACGATACGTCGCGCGGCCATCTCGAGCTCGTACGCCTTGTTGTACGGAGCACCTGGTCCGCATTTTTCATAAAACTGTTCCCACAGGCGCATAGTTAAAACACAGTCAAGTGCACCGTATGCCCAGTACGGTTCAAAGTCGGTAGGAACCGTGCCCCATGTCCACCCGTTCTTAGCAAGTTCACTGTCAAGCGTATCCTGGAGTGCTACCGCGCGGCCGTCAACGTGCAGTGCGGCAAGACGTTTTAACGCACCGGATCCAAGTGGATCAATGATGTGCGCCATGATCATCGTGTCGTGAGCTCTATGCCACGGCATCTTCCAGCGAGACTTAATGTCAAACCAGCGAGCTTCGAACGCAATGTTGTGACATACGATTCCACCGTCAAACTTATCCATTGCCTCGTAGAAAACACCGGACCACTCTTCCCACGGCATTGCCCATGCCTGTTGCCCGTCACCTACCTGCACAAGACGAAGTCGACCGTGCCACGGAGATAAAGCATCCTTACGCTCACGCCCAGGCAACTCTCCTGTTTCAGTGTCGATGGCAATTGTGTTGTGAGGACGTCGCTCGCCAAGCCAGGTTAAAAATTCACCTGCCTTTTCAACGCTGTTTACCAGGTGAAGTTTAACGTCACCTAACCCTTCAGTTGTCATCTACGTCCTCTGTTATAGTTACCTCGATACCGCATTCCTTAAAATATCTAACCGTTGCGTCCGGTAAACGATGAGATGCACGTGTGCCTATTCTCATAACAACTCTTGAAACTCCAGAGTTAGAGACAAGTTTAGCACACTGATAACATGCCGCGTCGGTAATATAGATAGTACCACCTTCTACGCGTGAACGGTCAACGTATAAAAGTGCGTTAGCCTCCGCGTGAATTGAAGGACACGAGTCATACGTGTTATTTAGATCTGTTAAACCTTGCGCGCGTGCACACCAGTTAATACAATCGCCTTCAGCGGGAAATATAGCGGCAGGTCCGTTGTAACCGGTAGAACTGATGCGCTGGTCCTTTGACACAACTACCGCACCTATCTGTGCACGGCTACAACGAGATCTGCGGGACACGGAGTCGGCGACCTGCATCCATACCTCATCCCACGAAGGGCGACTACTTATCATTTATTTGTTATCCAACCAACAAGACAACTAGTCCGCTAAGTGCGGCAATTAAGCTAAGAATCATACGCATAAAAAACAAGTATTCATCAAACAATGTCATCGTCCTTTCCTGAAACTAATGAGTTAACAAGCAGCTGAGAAATAAGATACAGCGCTTCCTTACGGGTAAAACCGGAGCTACGTAACTCCATGTAGATCTCGTGAAGCTGAACGGTTGCGCCGTGCAGCGGACTTTCATACTGGTCTAGGTTATCCTTCACTTGTTAGCCTCGTTCTTTTTTATTGCCGTTATCATCGCGCTTGCGTACCACTGTTCAAACGGGTGCATTATGTACAGCAGTGATTCCTCCTCCTTGTTAATTGCCGCGGAGAGAGCTGCCATTGCACGATTTCTAACGTGTTCCCACGTCGTACCTGTAATCGCGGGAATATCCTCGTATGGTTCCTTAGTATGCGTTAAATTTTCCGCGGAGTCGTAGTGCTGCTCGTAGATATGAAGAGATCCTACGTGGTGAGTGTACGTTCCAGGCTCGATCTTAAGAACGGACGCCATCGCAAGTTGAACGCGTGTAAACTGGAAGAAGTCATATGCAGCTCCAAGCCATACGTCGTTCGAGCGCATGTAAACACTCATGTTAAGCTTGTTGTTGCGAATTCTAAACTGGTGCAAAATCGTGCAGGGATAGTCACGCTTGCTTGGTAATAAATCTAGTTTTGGATCCCAGATGGTAACGACGGCCTGTCGTGTATCAGGGTCTGCCTTAAGACGCTCGACGATGGGAGCGTACTGGTCCTCGGTGCGAAGACCGTATGCCCCGTGAAACAGACCGTTGTCCTCCGCAAAGTTAGCGAACGCAGGACCGACCTGCACAACAAGTTTAGGAGTAGATGCGCCTGCAAGAAGTTGACAAGCCTCAACCGCTCCGATACCTGGAACAGTTCCGCGGTTAACGTTAAGCGGCAGCGTGTTGCGTATGTCGTCGATACGTATAACTGCGTCCTCTATCTCGCGTGTTTTCATTCCGCGTGGGGCAGTTTCCTTACCGTACTTAAGAACATGTTGAACGAGGTCAACGTATCCGTTAACTCCGTCAGGTATATCTATTATCGCAGTATCCATTGATCTCCCTTGTCCTTTGTCTCGGCTAGGCGTGATATTGCCTGTCCGTACTCTTCCTTACGCGAGTTAAAAAATCTACGTACGTGCTGCGGGTGAGACACTACCACGTAGCGTTCCTCGGGAATTCCATATGCGCGAACTGACCTCTCCGCAAGACGACCTAGTACGACAATTGCCGGTCTTCCTAGGGTATACCAAAGTTCGTCAAATTCGTGGGAGTTGGTATCGTTTGCGTTAACGATTCCCATCTGTTTCCAGTCCGGATTCTGCAGCGCGGTAAGTAGGTACTCGCCGGAGTTACCGTCAACCGGCATAAACGGAAGAATTGTTTCCTCGCCGTGTTTCTTAGTTATGTTTCTTTTATCTCCGACAAGAAGTACCCTAGGCCTGCGTGGACCGATGTACTCGGGAAACTGTGTAAGAGCCTTCGCGTCGTTTTGCACCTGCTCTGCCTTTGCGATTATCTGTCCCGCGAGTATAGGAAGCTCGCTAAGGCTGTCCGCGTCGGGCGCTACGCGGGCGGAGAGTTCCGCGCAGGAAAGCGCCGCGTTCTCGTAGAGATCTAGTATCTGTCCAAGCTCACTTGCAAGTACGTAGTCGTCACCGCGGGCGTTAAGACGACGCGTGATAACATCAAGAGGTTGATACAGCCAAAATTGAGCTACTCCGCGTGATTGAAGGAAGAGCTCCGTCCAACGCCAACCCGCGACGCCGAGGAGACCGTATCCGTCACCTGATCCTGACTCCGGACGTTTTAGTGTAGAGTAGACTATTTCGCCCCAATGCCACCGGTCTGCTACTGCTATCGTTTTTGAGAAATCAAACTTTTCTACTGATGTAACAT